CAATCTTTTGGCATCGAGTGGTTTGAGTCATTGTTGGTGGTTCCGTCAACAGTCCTGGAAGTCCGTAGGTACCAAAATATTCCGTACCAATGAACGCAATAGTTTGTTTTGGACCAATGTACTCAAAATCCTCAATGGTTTTGTCAACACCCGATGTCGTCTTCTTGAAGCCGATAAAATTTCCGCTTCCTTCGTAAAATTTTCCATACAACGGAACGTTGTTTACGTCATCTGATTCGTTGTCCGTAATAGCACCTTGTGTGCGATTCTGCATTTTTAACGCCGATTTAACATGAAGTTTAATCTTGGCATCACTTAATCCAAATGCCCAACGATCAATAACGTTAACACCACCAGTATCATACTGGATAATAGTCAATTGGGTAAACCAAATGTCGGTGCTTGGACTTGTATCGAAAAGTAAAGTAAATTGGGCTTGCAATTTGCCAGCTGCTGCCTCTAACGTGTCAGTTGTTAAAATATCGTACGTAAACGACGTCGGCGCGGACGTTACGTTTTGTTTGTATCGTATAAACACCGATATTTTATATGGCACTGTTTGTGCAAAATCAAACACAGAATACCCAACTTTTGATACAATGTATTTAGTCATTGATCGGGCCACATCTATATATAGATTTTCACGCGATAACGTGTTGTGTCCGATCATTTGCATTTGTCCGCTCGCTGGTGTAGTCACAACAGCGCCTCTCTCTCGACAAATGGTCACTCCGCTTTTTGCAAATTCATCAAACGGAGTAAGTCTTTTAGAACCACCTTGTCCAGCAAAGCCGCTAGACTTTGTTTGTTGTGTGCCTCCAATTCGCCTTTTCAAGCCAACTAAAGCACGGGTCGTGGACGTCGACCGGGAACGACTACGACCTGCGCTGGACATACGAACGTCCGCTAACGAGTACCGTCGTACCGGTGTTTGTTTTGGAGTAGCAGGTGCTACTCTTCCTCGACTTCGAATTCTACGTCGAGAAACTCCACTAGAACTACTACGAGTTCGTGAACGAGAACGTGATGAGTAACGTGGACTATTGCCAGCCATTTTGAAAACAAAAGTGGTTAAGGTTACCTTGCGCTATTTGAGCTTCTAAAATAGCCTTGTGCACCAACCGCTAAAGCGGCTGCAGTTCTCTTTATACCCCGGCCGACATTAGCTTTATAGAATTCCTGGTCAGCTTTTTTCAAGTCGGCTCCGGGGGTTGCGTAAGCAGCATCATGTCGCTTGCAAGTTTCATCAAACTCGTCAACCGCCGGAATGCGTCCTCTTACGCTTTTCTGGTATTTGTTTGCTGACCATCCTGGTCCACAATATCTACCATGATAACGAAAGGACATTAAGAGTAATTTCGGTTAGTTTCACTTATTTCATGAAGTGAGCCAGAGGTGAGACGTGGGAAGCCGGTCTAGTAAGTAATACTACCGGCTCACCCCCTAATTCGTCACTCGGCACTGAGTTATCCAAGGGATAGTTTCGCACTGGGTTTTATCTCAGGGGTTTGGGTGGGTCATGTTTTTTGGGGATTTTTTTTGGGTGCTCTCCTCTCCTCTCCTCCCTCCGGGCCTCCCTCCTCTCCTCTCCTCTGATGTAATTATGACGTCACGTGACGCGTTATGACGTCATGCATTATTTGTTGTTATGACGTCATCATAACAAACACGTCGCGGTTTGCATCATAACAAACGCGTGACGCGGGGACAAACGGATCGATCCGTCGTACATATGACGTCATTACGACTGAATCCGGATCCGGTCGTCAAAAACTATAAATAGGCGGGAATTTTTGTACTTGTCTCATGTCTCAAGGACTTTACTGGTTATTAACAATTCCACATCATGCCTATTTGCCATATCTGCCGCCTGCCTGTCGATTTATACGCGGACAACTCGAGTCTGGCGCCGATACTGGATATCTGCATTGGCAGGTGCTTGTGTCCTTCAAGCGGAAGGTACGTCTCGCTGGAGTCAAGGCTGTCTTCGGGGACAGTTGCCACGCCGAGCTCTCGCGTTCTTCAGCCGCTGACGAATACGTCTGGAAGGAGGATACGGCCGTCGCCGGTACAAGGTTCGAGTTGGGCGAACGTGCAATCAAGCGGAACTCAAACTCCGATTGGGATGCCATCTGGGAGTCCGCCAAGCGTGGAAAGTTCGAGGAGATACCGAGCGATGTTAGAATCCGGAGTTATTCGTCGCTTAGACGCATCGCAATGGACAACCTTTCGCCGCAACCTTGCGAACGAACTGTGGAGGTCTTCTGGGGAGCCACAGGAACGGGGAAGAGTCGCCTCGCGTGGGAACAGGCGGGATGGGATGCGTATCCCAAGATCCCCTGCACCAAGTTCTGGGACGGATACCAGGGACAGCTCCATGTCGTCATCGACGAGTTCACGGGACAGATCGCCATCGAACATCTCCTTCGCTGGTTCGATCGATACCCAGTCAACGTCGAGACCAAGGGATCGGGAGTGGTCCTTTGTGCCTTACGAATCTGGGTCACGAGCAACATCGACCCAAGGCTTTGGTACCCTCAGGCGCCGCCAGAACAACTTAGGGCGCTAATGAGAAGGTTAAATATTACACACTTTAATGAACAACTCATGAATTAATAAAAATTCTTTTTTATTTCCTTCTCAACTATTGTTTCCTTGTCTTCTGGTTCTTCCATTTTGATACGGATACAACAGAGAAACAACATTATTGCGGTAAAGAATCAACAATCGTAGTCGTCACATTCTCCTTTTTACATTGAAATGCGATTCCTATCTTGTGATCAATCTCATACGCAATTTTGATAAGATTTCCGTTCTCTACTGCTGTAGTTTCGGACTGCATCATCTTCTCTAGGGCAAAAATACGATAATTTCCCTTCCAGTATATGTCTTGGGTAGCAGATTCATTCCTTTTGGCAAGAGATTGCATCAATTTGTTAAAATTATATTCTTTGCTGAACGTCAACACTGACGTTTTTAATTGACCTGCGTCTAAATGGATTTTTCCAATCTTTTGGCATCGAGTGGTTTGAGTCATTGTTGGTGGTTCCGTCAACAGTCCTGGAAGTCCGTAGGTACCAAAATATTCCGTACCAATGAACGCAATAGTTTGTTTTGGACCAATGTA